TAACCCCAATGCAGGTCGTAATACAGTGTTTAACCAATAAGCATACTGACGTGGACTCGGGTGCGGATCTCTAACTTGCCGACGTGAGCCGGGATCAAACATTATCCAGTGTTTGTCAACACTAGTATCTTCAGTTGTATAAATTGGATCTAACCAATGATCTGCATGATCTTCCCATATAGGTTTAATATAAAAACTTAAATTAGGAAAATTATCTTTAAGATTTAATACTGGTACTGTATTGTTGTTAATTAAACTAGGTATGACTTCTGTAAAAAAACAATCTGTACCTAACCGTTGCCAGTCGCCGATGCTGGTCATATACCAAGTACAACCTGTGGATTTTAATAGTTCTTGAGCTAGAATCATGCTGTTCAAACTATGCATGATATATGATTGTTCATTAAAACAAGTCTTAATCCAATACTCTGGATGTACGTCAGCATTGCCGCCAGCAAAAATACTCCCATAAGTTTTCCATTTGTCAGGACGAAACGGTGTTGAAATTGGTGTGTGCCAGTCATGTCTAAGATGCGTGGTCCATTGCACAATAACAATATCATCTTTATTGATTTTGTTAACAGCGTGGCATTCTGCTATACGTTCAACAATAGCTCTGCATCCTATTCCAGGATGCCCCCAATTATGACATTCGTCGAATTCTAATGCCAGTAAATCGGCCCAAGTGGGAAATCCTGCATAAAGTGTGTAGCTACATCCAAATGTAAACAATCTAGCCATTGTTTACCCCTGGGCAAATTTTTCTATACCTTTAACAACAGAATCAACAATGGCGTTTTCTACATCAGTATTCATACGCATAATACCGTCATTAACTCTATCAGCGACTTCGTCAACTGTGATTCGAATAGGACTGTAAACACGTCTTCCATCGCCCATATCTAGCACATCGAATTTTTCGTAATTAGGATAAGTTACGTTTACATCAAATGTAGAACCAATAACTACAGTAGCAGGAGTATCAACAGCATAGGCTAAATGTTGTCCTACGCTATCACAACCTAGGAAGTAGTCTGCACGAGCAATAATGCCAGCCCACTGACGAATATTAACATTTTGTGGATGGGCAATCGGGTCTTTGCATCCGTGTTTAGTGAAATCGATGCCGAATTCGCTCATCATAATGATAGCGTATTTCTTTTGTAACTTCTTGACAATATTAATAATGTGTTCAGCTTCGAAACTTCTTCCAGAAGGGTCAAAAACAACACCTGGTTGGTTAACGGTTCCACGGCCAAATGGCTGAATTACAATAACTTTGTCTTTTTTAGTCTTTTCTTTAACTTCGTTAACTACTGACAGTCCTGAAAATAGCTCTTCGTTAGATAATCTAACAGTTGGTCTGGGCAGTTCTCTAACGCCTTTGTGGTTAATAGCAATGTCAAACGCCTGGGCTAAACTGCACTTTTGATTAAAGTATTCCCAAACACGGTATGGCTCTGGGCTTTCTAAGTCCATATTGATTAACTTATCTTCAAATAAGTTTTTATGCCAGTGGTCATACACACGAGAATGCAGTAATGGATGCCCTTTAAACATGTCTGTTCCACCTTCGCAGACAATAATAAAGTCTTTACTAGTTTCTTCTGCGTATTTTTCCAAGGCTGGAATAGAGCAAACTACCCTACCAGCACCACCGTTAATAAAGAAAGCCTTGGCTCGTTCTGTCATGAATACCCCTATAATTATAGTATGCTATAATTTAGCATATTTTTTCAAGAAACGCAATAGATTTGATACGAATAAATATATGATATTCTGGTAGACACATGAACTTCATCGACTATTTTACCCAAGGCTTACGAAATACTATAAAATTCAAAAGCCGAACTAACTTCTCTTTTAAGAATGAAGTTATACCCCTGTACCCCAACACAGTTATCGACACTTGGTATGTAGGGGATTTTACCAGTGCCACTTATGAAATTGCGGTAGAATATGGCACAAATGACGTTGAGCGTGTCACGGTTGTCGTAGGCTCCCGTGTTGGCCAAGCTAGTTTAACTGTTTATGGCCGAACTAATACTGGACGAGATTTAGTGCAATTTAGCACTAGCACTACAACATCTTCAGTATCATTAATTGCTAGTCCGTTATATGCGGCAGATGGAATAACTCCATTAGTGGGAGTTTATGTAACTTGGTCCGCCACTTATGCAGAACGCCAAGTGCAACTAAAACCCCCTACTGCTATAACTACTGGAAATCCAGGTGTATATACTACTGGTGAAAGTACTAATGCAGGTGGCGAACTTGGTATATTAAGTAATTGGAATGGTACTAATCCAAACGATCCGTTAGGTCAAGCGAGTGTTACTTCCGGCGCTTTTTTACAAGTAAACGACAGCGGATCAATTACATCTAGTAGTTTAAGTACAATAACTTCAACTAATCAGCAAACGCTATCAGCTGGGTTTATGTTTGATACGCTGACATTTCAAAATACAGATGGATTTATTACTTTTAACTCCAGTGTTGCTTCTAATACATTAACAATTTCATGTAACGCTATTCCAAATTTAACAATTTCTGGATTGTTTACATCGAACATTACCGGTGGCCTATCTAACAACGTAACAATTGGGTCTATTATTCCAAAAGCAATTACAGTTACAGCACTGGCAACTACTGGCAGAACGACATTTAGTCCAGCAAACAACAACGTAGTTATTCGACCAACAGGACTCGGTGGTTCTGTAATAATAAATCCTACTGCTGTTAGCAATTTAAATAATGTGACTATTGGCGCCACAACGCCTAAAACTGCAAAATTTACAACATTAAAATTAACACAAGCTCCGACTGCGAGCAATCAACTGGTTACTTTAGCCAGCATAACACCTAGACTACTATTTGGAGCAATTTAATGAACGGATATACATACATAGCATCTTCAGGAAACGGAACTATTGCGTTAAGTCCGAATAGTAATACTTTAAATATTGTAACTAGCGGTGCGTTAAGTTTAGTTACAAACACGGCAACTAACACAATATCTTTGAATCTTAGCACAACTAATTTTAACGTGCAAAACTTTACAGTTACATCTTCGTTAATATTAAATCCTACATCTGCTAGTACATTAGATAATATAACTATTGGTAATCTTACACCAGCCGCAGGAACTTTTACTAATCTTTCAGCAACACAGTCGGTAACACTTAATCCAGCAAACGGCAATGTAACAATAAGTCCTACAGGAACAGGAACTGTAACAATCAATCCTGCTGTAACAGGCAATATGGACAACATGATTATTGGCGCAACTACACCAGTTGCTGGCACATTTACATCAGTTTCCATAGCTGGAACACAACAAACTAGTTACAACAGTGTAGTTACAAAAGGCTACATAGCAGCCTTATCAGCGGCATATGGAGTGGCGTTATCTTAATTAAGGATTTATATGAGTACAGTAGCTAAACAACTAAGATCAAGTTTCGGCTTTGAAAGTCCTTATTTCATTGTAGATTCCTCTGGCAATCTAGTCACCCAAACAATTACAGTAACTGGTAATCGTATAGAATTAACAGCAGGTTCTTATCTTAGTTACAACGGTAATCCATTATTAACACAAACGTCATTGGGATCAAGTGTTACTAATATTCCAGGAATACTAACAGGATTAGCTGTTGGAACAGCTCTTCATCCAGCATCTATAACCCTGCATGGAAATTTAAATGTAACTGACGGTGGATCATTAGTCTCAATTATTAATCCAACTACTACAGGTAGTGTAGATAATATGATAATTGGTGCTAATGTTCCAGTAAACGGCACATTTACAAACTTAACAGTTACAAACAGTATATCTTTAACCAGTAATAGCATTACACTGAGCCCAGCGCATACACTAACGCTTGGAACCCCGCTTGAAAATACTAATTTTTTAGGTAACATTATTGCGTTAGGTACACAGAATATTACCTTAACACCTACAAGTACTGGATTAATTACTATTTCTCCAGTGACTACTGGTACAATGAATAACATGGCCATAGGACAAACTACTCCTGCGGCTGGAAATTTTACAACATCCTTACAAACTGTGCCCAATGAACAATGGAATACTCCGTTGATACGTAACTATACCGCAACTAAAAGATACGCAGAAAATACCGGGGTTTTAATGGCATTTTTTGCCATGGGGCAATAAACCATTTCTATAAGGTTAAACCTTGCTAAATACACATAAGAATAAATTCGGAGAATTAAATGGCCAAAAGTCAAATTAGACAGTATGTTTTTAATCCTACAGGGACAACAGGTGGTACAATCGTTGTTCCTGGGAAAATTGACCTACAACAGTTGTTAATCATTACTAACACTACAACAAACACAATACTGTATAATTTTGCAGATGTAACTTATAGCGGAACTACTGTATCGTTTATTCGTGGCGCTGACTCTAATTTTCCGTTAGCGTTGGACAATGAAGACGGTGTAACTGTTATTACTATACCTAGTACTGTTAGTACTAGTGGTATGACCAGCGCAAACGTATTGCAAATTTTCTTCGAACAAACATTTCAATATGTACGTAGTCCAGAAATTGGTACAGATGCATTTGAACGCCAACGTACAGCTAATCCACAATCATTACTAGACGCTGACTTTGAATATGGTATGCAACCAACCAAGTGGTTGACTATTAGTCAGCAACGTGGATATCCTTCAATTTATGAAATACCAGGTACAGACTTGACTGTAATTAACGCAACAACTGATGCATCAGTTGGTGACGGCGGTTTTTCAACATCAGAATCTATCATCACAATTACCACGGCAAACGCACACGGGTATAGTGTTGGCCAGCCATTTACTATTAGTGGTTTCTATTCAGCTATTACTGGATTTGAACGTGCCCAAGGAAGTTTTATTGTATTCCAAGTGCTAAACTCAACACAGTTTACATTTATTGCTAAAGGTAAAGTTGGTTTTAACAGCGGCGATAACATTTACACACCGTTTATTCAATTACGCCAAGGTGGTTTTTACACTGGCGCAAACATTAATAGTGTAATTAACACAACTATTACTCAAACAGTTAACAGTACTGGATATATTTCAGTAACAAGTACAGCAAACATGACTGTTGGTTCTGTGTTTAGTCCTAGTACTGTAGTTACAAACGCAATAGCCACGAACGCTTCTAACAACTATGTTACATTAGGTACTACTGTTGGATTAGCAGTAGGTATGCCATTGGTATTTTCTGGAACAAGTTTTGGTGGTTTAACAACCGGTACAACTTATTATGTTGTAAGTATTGTTAACTCACAAAATGTAACTTTAAGTACCAGTACCAATTTAACTCCAGTGTTTACACCTACAACTAGTGCCTTTAACGGAAATATGAGCGTAGTTGGTGGTGCAAGTTTTGGTGGCATTACTTCAGGTAGTGTATATTATATTTCTAGTATTGTTAATGGTACACAGATTACTTTAAGTAATAACATTGTCTACACAACTACAATTACCAGCACTAACGCTATTTTAAATAGTGCTCGTTTTGGTACAACAACAAACATGACTGTTGGCGAAACAGTTGTTATTACTGGTAGTACTATTGGTAACTTAACAGCTGGTACATATTATGTGCTACAAATTTTAGATAGTGCCAACGCTATATTAAGTACCAGCGTAGGCGGCACTGCATTTGTGCAATCAACTGCTACAGGTACAATGAATGCAACTGTTGGAGTTAACATTACATTATCTAGCGGAACCACTAACGGTTACTTGTGGGCTACAACTGTAAGTCCTCCATCTATTTCTTATACTACACCTCCTACAGTAGTATCGTTTACTGGTGCAATTTCAGGAAACGTGTTAACAGCTACAGCTAATACAGGTACGTTTGCTATAGGCCAAGGTGTTAGTGGTGCAAGCGTGCCTAGCGGAACAGTTATAACTGCTCAATTAACAGCAACAAACACCGCGGCGGCGATCACAACATTAATTGCTGGTGGTGTCGTAGGTTCGTTTACATTTACAGTAAACTCAGGAACAAATATTGCTATTGGTCAACTTGTATCAGGATATGGTATTCCTAATAGTACATTTGTCACTGCCTTAAATGCACAAATAGTAACAATCAGTAATGCATTTACACAAGTAGGAACTGGAACTTATAATTTTAACGTTCCGTTCCAAGCAGGTACATATTCTATTAACCAAAATGGTGGATCGATCAGCGCAGAAGCAATGACTACTGTAAGTGCTCAGCCAACTATTACTGTTAATACTACTAGCCCGCATGGATTTATTCCCGGCGATACAATTAATATGTTTGTTACTAGTGAAAACGGTGCTAACAATCATACATTGTGTACAGGACCATTCTTTGTTGAATCTGTACAATCTAACGTAGTTAATGGAATTACAGTAGCTAATCAATTTACATTTACATCACGTGGCGTTGGTGTTATTACAGGAACTGTAGTAGCTCAATTATATGCTCGCCCAGATAGTTTTTATTCTCATAGACCATTTGACGGTGGAGTACAATTAGGAACAGGTTTGCCAGCACACGGATCACAAGCGATTCGTATGAGTAAAAAGTATATTCGTTATCAGTCTGGTAAATCGATTAACTTTAATACTGGTTTGCTAATGGCACCAAATTATTTTGTAAGAAGTGTATCGGCAAATTCTAGCGTGTATGCAACTGGTTTAAGTATTACCGCTGTAACAGCTACTAATGGATTTGTAACTATTACGTCTGGCACTTATACACAAGGTCAAGCAATTATTGTTACAGGTACAATTTCTACATCAACAGGATTGACCGCAGGAACATACTATGTGTTAACCGGCGGCACTAACGTAACTAGCATACAATTATCCGGTACGCTAGCTAATATATTAACTAACACACCAGTAACATTTACTGCCACTGGTTTAGTTAGCGGAACATCGGTAACTCAAGCTCCAATTATTACAGTTACTACAGACGACGTGGATCACGGATGTCAGTTAGGTGCTACTGTGGTAGTTAGTGGATCAGGTACTCCAGGTTACAACGGAACTTATACTGTTGTAGGTATTATTGACGAACGCAATTTACAAGTTATTGCACAAACTAGCCCTGGACTTGTTAACGGAAATACAAATGCACAAATAACAGACCCATCATTGCTAAGTTTACAAAACTGGTACGGGGCAGTTGTACGCTCAGGTACTTATGATGAACAAAACGGTGTATTTTTCCAATATGATGGACAAGTGATATCAGTTGTGAAACGTTCAAGCACATTCCAATTAGGAGGTACTATCAGCGTAGTAGTAGGTAGTGGACAAGTTATTGGTATTAACACTCGATTTACAACTCAACTATGGGCAGGCGATCGAATTGTTATTCGGGGCATGAGTCACATAGTAACACAAGTTATAAGTGATACACTAATGTATGTTAACCCACAATACAGAGGCTATGCTAACGTATCTGGAATTAAATGTACAAAGACTATAGACAGAATTATTCCACAAAGTCAGTGGAACATGGACCACTGCGATGGTTCTAACGGCCCGGCAAATCCTAGTGGATATCAAATTAATCCTATTAAGATGAACATGGTTGCTATGCAATGGACATGGTACGGTGCTGGATTTATTGATTGGATGATTCGTGGCCCAGAAGGCAAATACATAACTGTACACCGTCTACGTAACAATAACTTAAACAACGAAGCGTGGATGCGAGCAGGTAACATGCCAGTGCGTTACGAAGTTACTAACGAAGGATGGCATACTTATATTGTAGGTAGTGTCAACATAGGTGTTGGTGACACAGTTATTCCAGTAGCTGACGCAACATATTTCCCGACACCTACTACTGGTAATACTTGTACTGTTTATATCGATAATGAATTTATTAATTACAGTGCAAAAATTAACACAGTTGCAACTGCTGTATCCAATGGTAATACAATTACTGTGGGATCAACGGCTAATATGGCAGTTGGCCAACCGATAGTATTTTTACAACAATTTGGCCTAGCAATGGGCGGAGTAGTTGCAAACCAAACTTACTATATTGCTAGTATTGGTACTAACACTATAACGCTAGCTACTAACGTTGGTTTAACTAGTTTAGTAACAAACTTAACCAACTATACATATAACCCATACGGTGCTTCAACTACTAATTTCTACATGACTGTAAATGCATTAGTATTAACTAGTACAGCAGGCCGCGGCGCAAGTATTATTCCTTGGGCCACTGGTGGATACAGAACATTTAATGCCGGATCTGCGGCAACACATACAGTACTTACTGGTGTGATTTCTGTGAATGGATCAGCAAGCCCAATCGTAAGTCACTGGGGCGCGGCGTTTATCGAAGACGGCGGATTTGATGCTGACCGTTCATACATTTTTAACTACCAAGCTACTAACGTTACAATTACTACTAAAAAGACAACGGCGTTTGCTATTCGTCTAGCACCTAGTGTAAGCAATGCGTTAACAGGCGATTTAGGATCACGTGAACTTATTAACCGTGCTAGTTTCTTGCTACAACAGTTAGAATCTTGTGCGGGGTCAAGTGCTAACGCTAACACCGCGATTGTTATTGAAGGTATTATTAATCCAAGTAATATGCCTTCTTCAGGTAACATTGTGTTTAACAGTTTAAATTCAACGGTTAACCCAACTGGCCAACCAAGTTTTAGTCAAGTTGCTCCTGGATCAAGTATGGTGTTTACTAATAGTATCACTAATCCTACTACAATTACAAGTAGTCCAAGTGCTGGATCAACAACATTTACTGTAGCTAGTGCTAACGGTGTGCAAGTTGGTGATGACGTGTATTTCCCAGGTGTAACTAACGCGGTTTACGGTTTAACTAAAGTAAGTGCTATCAATGGTAGTAACATTACTATTTCACAACCATTATTACAAGCCTTAACTGCTAATAGTACGATTAATAACGTTACAGTTGTTAATACTGCCTATACGTTCAATTGTACAGCAACTGCATTGGTTGTTAACCAACAAGTTGTTGTAAGTGGAACAACATCAGGTGGCGGATCAATTACTAGTTATTCAAATCCAACTACTTATTATATTGTAGCTACTAACGGTTCAACAGGATTTACACTATCAACTAGCCAAGGTGGCGCTCCGGTTGGTGCAACTACTGGAACATTAGTTGGTTTGACATTTAACTTGCCTAACTCAGGTGTGGTACAATTTAGTCGCGGTACTTATGCGTTACCTGGCGAAACTGTGTTCTCATACATTAACTCACCAGCTAACAAGGACGCATTGGATTTGAGTAACTTGAAAGAGTTGACTAACACTCCAATCGGCGGCCGTGGTACATATCCTAACGGTTGCGATGTGTTGTTCATCAATGCGTATATTACGCAGGGTTCACCACTTAACCAAAACTTAATTTTACGTTGGGGCGAAGCTCAAGCGTAAAAACAAAAAGCACTCTTAGGAGTGCTTTTTTTTAGATTAAATCAACTAGATCAAATATTGTTTGTAATTTGGTTCTAATAGTCTTGCTTGAAAAACTATTACGTAACCCTTGATGCAATGGTTTAGGTGCGCGGTCTATAGTAGCCCACGACCAACCTTGGTGTTCGTCACTTAGGTACGGAACAAACTCATCTTTTATAACACACAAGTACGTGTGGAAATTAAACACCTTGTCATTTGAAACAAAAGTTTCAAGAGGAATAGTTTTAATTATTTTCGGACACGGTCCTATTTCTTCGTTAATTTCACGTTGCAGACCTTGCCAAGGAGTTTCACCTACTACATTAGTACCACCAACTAAACCCCATGTTCCTTCGTGTTTACCTATGGCTTTTTGTAATAATAAAAAACGTCGTGTAGATTTAGCGTAAAATAACGCACCACTACATACAATTTGATCTTTTAAAGTATAATTTTCCATTGCTTGGCAGGATATTCACCATCATAGCTCATAACCCATGAAACTCCGTTCCACAAATACTGAACTCCAGTGTATATATTAGTTTGCCATACCATGGTGTCGTTAAAATGACTAGCGTTAAAAATTATATTCCAGTAAGTACCGGTCCATTCAATAATGTCATTAGCTTTAGCTATAAAATCTGCACCGCTAGTAGATTTCCAAGCAGTAGCTCCGTTTGTTTCTGCTTGTGGCGGATTGACATTTGTCCACGGAGTATCTTCTGCATTTATAGCAGAACCAATATCTTCTACTAATAAAAATCTAGTGCCTACTATCACTGTTTGATCTGTTTGTTCGTTGCCTGTTGGACGTTTTGGATTGTATGTTTGTGGATTGATAATAGCATCAAACGTACCAGTACTATTTGGTCTGTTACTGCCTGCCGCGTTATAACCTATCTGATTATCTAATAACCCGGCACTGTCAATGCCAGTATTTTTAACCAGTGTATCTGTATTCCAGTTTACTTGCAACATGCTTGAGTCTAACGGATTAATAGCAAATGTTCCTACTATTTGATCTCCGTTAGATTGAGTCAAATAAATGGTACTCGATCCTGCAACATACTTACCAGGATATGTACTAAACACAGATAGCCAATCAATGCTTTTGCTAGTTGCTGGACTACTACTTCCAGCAGATAATAATTTTACAGTATTAGTATAAACTTCTATGTTATAATCAGTAATAGTGTTAACAATAACATCAATAAAGTCTGTTACAGTAGTTGTGGGAGGCATTGGATCTTCGCCCAGCCCTTCTATATAAGTTCCACTAGTAACAGCACCACCGTTGATGCTAGTAATAATCTTTGTAATAACACCCAAGTGTTTTACTTTAACTGGAGGATTAATCCATATAGGTGTTTCTAAAGTTAATGTTGCAATTTCATTCGTACTATCAGTTCCAACAGGAACTTGTCTGCTAGACCAACTAATATCATTTAAATTTAATACAGTTAAGCTAGTCCAGTCAATATAGTTATCAGTAGTTTGTAATTCTAAACTAGGATTAAACAGAACTAAAATTTGTTCTAATATTTGTAATTTTTGTTCAGTACTTGAACTCCAAATATCTACTTTAAAAGTCAACCCAAACGGTGTTGGCATTAAACGTTCAATGGTATAATTTTTACCTTGTGCTTGATTATAATGACCTGTATTGGTATTAATGTCACGTTCTCGAATATTAAC